GAAGGGTATACTTTATTTGGTGCAACTATAACTTGATCATTTAAAATACTTTCTGCTATGCTAATACAATATGTTTCGTGGCGACTATTTATTACATTACAATGACATTTACTTAATTCATTTATATAATCACTATGCAAACTAAATGATTTTATTTCAACATATTCTTTGTTTACACTTCCTAAATTGCCTTTATCTCCTGCTGTTATTATTACTTTAAATTTATATCCTGCATTATATAACAAATCAAACACTTCAAAAGTATCTTTCCAATTTTTGTAACCATCTAATCTATGATTATAAATAAAAGTATATGTTTCATATTTGTATTTTGATTTTATTTTATTTATATAACCACCTAACTTAACAATTGATTTATCTTCTATTTTTCTTACTTGATCAGGCAACAAAATATCTTTAGCTTCTTCTATCAGCATATTATAACAATGTTGAGTATGAAAATAGTTTAGATCTGCACCTAAAGAACCAATAATTTGATCGTATAAAATATGGGTACAAGGTAAATAATTCGATAAATATTCTAAACTTCTATGTATAACATAGTGATGATAATTTAACACCTTTACTCTTTGATTGTCCAATAAAGTGTCTTGAAAATATCTAATGTGATGTCCTCTTTCAACAACATTATTCCATACTAAATCAATTGCATACTTTTTATATATTTCTCTAAATATATTTGTATTAAAATGTATTACTTGATGTTTTTTAGAGCGTGGTAAAGGTAACCATATTATTTTTACTGACTTATGTAAATCATCTTTGTAATATTTTCTATTCTTATCTAATAAAATAAAAAAATTATATTTACCTGATTTTATTAATTTGTTGCATAATTGTTTTACTATTATATAATTACTATCTGCATTTATGTTATCAACTGACAACATCAGATATACTAATATATTTAATTTTGTATTTTGCACTCTATAATGTTATTATCTACAAATTGATCAATTTCTTTCTGTAACTCTTTATAAGTTTTTTTGCTCATTGTTAGTGTTACTATCACTTTATCTTGTTGTAATATTTCTTTTTCTTCTTCAAAAAAATTTTCTTCAAAATTGTCTGATAAATTTGCTATCAAACCAAAATTGTAAAGTTCTTCTTGTTCCCATTCATTAGCTAATATATCCCAATCCCAATTACCAAAACTTATATTGTCTTTAATTATAAATTCATCTTCTTGTTCTTGTGTAAAACCTAATGCTTTGATTATATAAACATCTTCTAGTCCTGCTTCAATGGCTGCTCTGTATCTCATATTACCACCTAAAATTAAATTATGCTTATTTACAACAATTGGTCTTAGCTCTAACATTTCAGGAAATTGTTTTAAACTTTTTACTAATTTCTTAAACTCTAAATCCTTTATATTTCGTGGATTATTAGGGTTTGCTGTAATTTGATTTATTTTTACTTTTTCTATCATAATTCTCCTCTTAATGTATAACTATCTAAATCTACTTGTTCATCAAAAAATTGCTTATAAATTGCTATAGCTTCGTATGTTTTTTGTTTACCACTTGAATAAAAATCCTCTGTAACATCAAATATACCAATATCTAGGGTTTGTTTATCAATAACTAAAAATTTAAATTGATCAAATGGTTTATTAAACAAAGTGCAATATATAAACACTTGTACATCATAATGTAATTTTTTTGCACCATAACTTGAAAATTTATCTGTAAACATTTCTATGTTTGCTGTTGTTTTTAAATCAACTAATCTATTTGCGCATAAAACATCTGCTTTGGCTCTAAATGGTATGCCTTGTATATATCCTATCTCTGGTACTTCATATTCGCATTTAGTTAATAATTGCATCGCTTGTTCATTTCTAAATAATGCATCTTGTAGTCTTTCTGTTTCAGCTTTTTCTTTCATTGTAAATATAGTATGTTTTTTGTCTATATTTTGTTTGACAAAATCTTTATATTTTTTTGCTACTCTTGATTGACAATCTACAAAAGTGTATTTATGAAATTCTTCTGGTTCAAGTATAGCTAAATGTAACAAACGACCCATTAGCAGAGGTGTAGTTACAGGATCTCCATATTTAACTGTATAATGATAACTTTTTGGACTTTTTAATAGTTTCTTGATCAATGAGCTTGATAGAGTATGTTTACCTAAATAATTGTAATAAAAATCATCACTTAGCATTTTTTTTAATATATCTGCTTTCTCGTAAGTTTTTGAGTCCTGTAGTGTTATGTATTTCATCTAATTGTTTTTTTAATTTTATGTTTTCTTTTAAAACTTCATTGTATTTATCTATGTAATTTTCTTCTAAAAAATTATATTCAGTTAATAACATTGAAGTATAAGACCATAGTTGCCAGAGTAAACTTGTTTTTTTTAAGTTCTCTTTTGTTTTATTTTTTTCATATTCTTCAATAGCAATAGTTGCTAAATAATTGAAATTAGCTTTAAATATTTCAAATTGGATTTTCATTATTTATTTATTTATACAAATATAATTATAAACTATTTAAGTTTGTAATAATTGAATATTTTTGGTTGATCAAGTAACATTCTTTTCTAACTTTTTGTGAGTTCCATAATGTAGTTTTTGGACACCATATTTGTTTAATTGTTGTAATATCTTCCCATTTTTTTTTTGGATTATTTAACCAAAATAAATAATTAGCTCTTGAATCATTTACAAAATACAATTTGACAATTTTATCATCCATCGCCATTAATTTATCATATTTGTATTTCTCTAACAATTTATCCTCGTAATACTCATTTCTAAATTTCATTTCTATAACACAGGGAAAACCTTTTGGTGTATATCCTTTTGCATCATAATGTTCAAATTCGCCACCTGACCATTTTAAGTTCCAACCATCAATATTGTACAAAGCAACTACTGCTTTCTCCCAAACGTGTATATCTTCTATTTTAGACATTCACTAACCTCTTTTATCCATTGATTTATCATTTTTGCATTACAACTACAAAAATTAGGTTCGTGATATTTATGTTTCATATATTTAGAATGTAAAGCACACATTACTTGAAAGTCTTCATAAACCATCTCGTTTTTTAAACTTGATGCAATTTTATTCCATACTTTTTTATCTACAATTTTATCTTGTTCCATTTTTTACGCCTTTCATCACAACCACAATTTGGATAAATTTTTTTCCAAATATACCTTATGCCTGTGTATTTTGTTATGTAATAAACTAAATCACCTAATTTCATTTTTTAATATATCTTTTACTTTGTTATATGTTCTATATAGACTATAATAACTAATTTTACTTTGTCTACTTAACTCTTTTATACTCATACCACCCTCAATTATTCTATAAACTTTAGCATCATACCAAAACATATTATCTAATTTAGCATTTATTCTCTTATAAGTTTTTTCTATGTCTTGATCAAGTGTGTTACCTTTTTTTAGCTTATATAAATATTCATCTATATTAATAACATTTATTTTTGCTTTTTTTATTTGCAAATTTAAAGTCATATGCCTTAGACATTGATATATATAAATGTAATTTATATCTCCATTATAACTAATATCTTTGCCTTGATCAATATATTTAATTACTCTTATATACATTTCTTGCACTAAATCTTCTGCATAATCTTTTAAACCAAAAGATTTTACAATATTTATCCAATCATTATGTCTGTTAGTAAGCTTTTTTTTAAGGTCAGAAGGGCGCATTAATTTGTTCAACTAATGCTAAATTTAATGTTTTTTTTCCATTAATTTCAAAACCAACATTATTTTTGATACTTTTCATCATAATTGGTTTGTCAATTGGTGTTGGTCTTCCCCCTGTATCTGTATCTTTTACCTTTCTTATATGTATGTGATTAATCATCCATTCTGTTGGATGCTGAATGTATCTATGTATTACCATAAAATCATCTGCCCTGTTTACAAACTTACCCCCACCTTCGACATCACTTGCTAATGGTGGTATGGGATGTCCTGCATAATCGTGTTGGATTGGGTGTTTTATTCGCGTTGCAAAAGTAGCCGCGTGAGTTGTTAACCATATACTTGTTTGATTTTTTTTACAAAATTGCCTTATTTCACTTGTTGCTTCATAATCATATTCGTGTCCATTTAGTCCATCTAACAATTGTCTATCTTTAAGTAAACTGTTATATGGGTCAATTAGAAAACCTTGATAATCCCAAGCGTCTTTGACTACCTTTCCTAAATGTAATAATTGTTTGTATGTATATAAATCGTTTGGATCAATAAATTTAAAGTGATCAAAAATAAAAGCTGCATTATTGTCAAACTGATCAGTAGGTATTTTATTAATTGGTTGTACAGATAAAAACTCAATTAATTTTTTTATAATTGTATGTGGCTCATTTTCGCTACTAAAAACAAGCCATTTAATTTTGTGTTTTACAGAATATAACAACATTAAAAATAAAGTTACAGTTGTTTTACCTGTATTAGCGTGTCCTAAAATTAAATTAAAATTTGATGGTTTAAACCTTAAATATTCATCAATTTCAGGAATGTCAAGTGTTAATCCCTCAATCCTTTTTCCTTTTCTGACCTGTATAATTTTATTAATTTCATCATCATAATTTATTAA